GTTAAACACAACCCACAGACGGATAAAAGGATACGTGTACCCCTTACCGTGTTCGGCAACAACCTCATGAGTGACAGACAGGTGCCTAGCAGCAATGCTAGCCCTGATCGAAACCTATTGGTTGGGAAATGCGCACAGACCCTTGGGTCTGGGATTTCCTGGCCGATGATACTCCAAACAATGATTAAGGAAAGCAGTTCCTGGGTTAAGGTATTTAATATTGCATTACAAGAGCAAAACAATAAACTCAGGATGCGCGTTAACTTCTATTGGCGAGTAATCCTCGCTACGTTTACCGCGGCAAGCGGTGAATATGTTACGGTTAACGTCAGAAGGAATAGAGATAGAAAATGGTGGCGGTCAATGATTGCGTTATTACGAACTGTAATCAATTGCTTAAGGACTGGAAATGAAAACGTCCTTGCAAAATTAATAAAGTCGGCTTCAACAAAGTGTCGGCATATTGCCTTAAAAGCAACATCCCCGGGCGCGAAGATCCGTGAATTAACTGGTTTTTCGTGGATTGATCAATTCTTGAAAAGGTTCAAGAATGTGCGTGCAAACTTCTTTGCACAGTTCTCGACGATAGGAAGGGCCCTTCCACAGGGCAATAAAGCGGTTGCCGCAAAGGCAATGCTGGATCATCAGAAGATGCTCCAGTCTGAGCATACATGTTCACCTATCTTATTGGATTCAATCTACAGATTCGGCTTTAATTTCGCCAAATCGAAAATTCACAAACAGGGCTCGCAAGTGTTTTTGGATTCTTGCGGTCTTAGATCTGTTCATTTAAAAGCTGGATCTTCTTTGACTAGTACTCGACGTGAAGGCGGTCATATGAATGAAGTGTTCCGTATTTTCCGAGGAGCTGGACGGCTTCTCAAATACGGCCAACGCCCCGACTTCTTCGACAAACAGGCCGAAGTAGCCGGAGACTTTAAGCGGTTCCTCGATGATAAGAAAAGAAAAGAGGTAACCCGCTGCTGCAGCATGATGCTGTGTGCGTTATATGACGGATTGAGTTACAACAAGTACTCTATTGATAATGTCCTTATGGGACTCTCATTCGTCGACTTTGCGCTGACAGAGTTAGCGCAGAGATATCGTCATGGTATCCCACAAGAGTGTCGAGCATCACCGGTCCCTTCAGCGGGATGGAAGGTTCGTATTGTTACAATTCATGATGAGCTGGAGTTTCAGGGTGGTAAGTACATTAGAGCTATTTTAGATAAGCTCATGCATCGAACTCCTGAGATTGCCGGAACATCGGGCAATTCAGATTTTATTAAAGCATTTGACCGAATATTTAGGTCCCCTTGCCCTGGAAAAGGGCTATATGTCTTATCTGAAGATTTAACAGCATCGTCAGATACGCTAAGCTTAGACGCCGTGCGCGCTATGTGGACTGGCTTGTGTG